CTCTCCGTTCGCACCTTTAAAATTTCGATTTACTGCAAGGTTAAAAGTAGCAACTGCAACATTTGACGGCGTGTATCGCAATTCTGGATCACGAGTTAAGCGCCCAATTAACACCACATTATTAATCATGTTTAGTCTCCTTCTCCGTTTCTTCCACTTCTGTAAATGGTTCCATTGCCTTAATAATTTTTTCTAGCATGGATTTGTGTAGCGTGATGTAATTATTTTTCTTCACCTGCTCACAGAAGATACAAATTCGATCGCCAAAGAATCTGCAATTTTCAGTTAATCGGTGTCTTTCATCCAACTCTATTTGTTCCTTGTTGGCTAAACTAACAAGAATTACCTCATCAGATTCTTTCCAATCTGGAAGTGCTACAGCTTTGTATAAGTTTTCAAATGCTAAATCGGTTAAAATATCTCTAGCCATTATTTTCCTCCTGAAAAAGTTGCTAAATAGTAGCAATCCTTAGCACCGTAGTCGAATCGTGTTGTCCGCTTGCCGATGTGCTTCTGAAATCTTGGGTGAGTAATAGCTGAGAATGCCCATTGATGGTCTTCCATCCGTTCAATGAGATCATCAACGCTATTAAACGTCCCAAGAAAAAATTGACAGTGCCCGTTGTAGACGAAGTAAAGATTTAACATCAATACCTCCTATCCTTCATCCCAGCTGGATAAACAAAGCACCGACCTGTCGCTCCCTCAAAGATACGGCTTGATAGTGCACCATTCCCAAAATCATCTGAATAAAGCTCTTTAATCTCTTCGCTACTCAAATTCGTGTTGATAATCGTATTCGTCCGATTATCCAGGATCTTGAACAATATCTGATGCGCCCACTCGTTCCGCTTGGTGTCAGCCTTACGACTCTCTTTCCCTAGGTCGTCCAAGAAAAGAAAATCAACTTCAGATAATAGCTTGACCATCTTAGCTTCAGAGAAGCTATTGTCAAACTCAAAGCTTTCTCTGATTTTGTCAAACAAAGTCACAACTGAAACAAAAAGCACGCTTTTCGGTTCATCATAAGACTTGAACTGCTCATTGAGAAACCGAGCCAAGCCATAGGTCAGATGACTCTTACCAACACCAGAAGGACCAGTGATGATAGCATTGCCAGTTTCACCTTTGGCATAGCAACGCTCCAACCTCTTCACAAAATTCACAGCCTTTTCATCGATATCTACACGAATCTCATAGTCATGTAGTGACTTGCTGGCCAGCTTAGTTGAAACGATACTATCGCGAGCAAAGACCTCATAAGTGTCCGATAGCTTGCTTTTAACCTCGGATTCCATATTCAACTGCTTTTCAAAGAGCCGAATGTTCTCTTTCTCGCACTCGGGACATTGATTGATTTCCTCAACCTTGCCCTTGACAGGGATTTTAACAGACCAAAGATGGCATCCATGGATTTCACAGATATCATCAAGAACTGTTCTAGTTCTAAATTGTTTAAATTGTTTCATCTAAAATCCTAGCCTTTCATCAACTGCTGATTGAAAAGAGTGAACTTTTCGTGGCATAGGTTGATTCAGATAGTTGTCCATCTTGTTGCCGAAAAGCGTTTGTGGTTGAAGATACTGCTCATACTCTGTACCTTTCCACTTAGCAACCATGATGTCCACAACCTTTTTAAAATCTTCAAGGACATAGCCCTCTTTTAACCTTGCCTTGATAAATTTTTGATGACTAGCAGTGTCAATCTTAAAATTCTTCTTAGCCTTCAAATTAAGATAAGAAATAACTTCTTTACAAATCGACAATATATTATTGTTATTCTCAGTCTTAGTATTCTCAGTCTTGATTGTGTGTACTTTTTGCACTTCCGAAAGTGTATTTTCTACACTTCCATGGTGTACTTTTTGCACTTCCTGAAATGTACTTTCTACACTTCCGATAAGAGCATCAAGATAAATGCGGTTTGGTAAGTTCATACCTTGTCTGACTTCCGTCATTAGACCAGCATCTTTCAATTCCTTTTTGATTTTGATAATCGTCTTGTTGCTATTGCAATTTAAGTCAATCATCAACTGTTCATTGGTGTAATACTGAAAAACGTTCCCTTCTTTATCATGCCAGCCATTTTTTAAAGATAGTTCTAACCTATCAAAAAGAAGCATATAGAGCATTTTAGCGTTATTGCTCAATGTCTTATATTTCTCATCATAGATGAATGGCTTTGGAAATTTGAAAAACGATAAGAAGCCAGTGACTTCACTTTTTTTAATCATTGCACTACTCCTTTCTTCTAATTTTTAGTGTTATATCCATATTCAGGATTTGTTGCTTTAAAATCAGCTATGTATTTACTTTCTAACTCAAGTAGTTCATTTTCTGTGCCATCTTTTAACTTATCGATAACCTCGTATGTCCAGTCTGTGATGTCGCTTTTTTTCATCACTTCATGGAAATAACTTCCTGATTGCGCTTTAAAGTGTTGAAACCAACGAAAAATAGGATGATTAATAGTTTTTCCGATGTAGACCTTGCCAGTTTGTTTGTTGGTAATCTTATAGATAAAACCAACGATATCCCCATTCTTGTATGTTCTAATATCTTCAGCGACCCTGTTCTCATAAAATTGTTCTTCATGCTCTAAGCAACAAAAGTAATAACCGCTGTAATTATTGTTCTTTATGTCAATTCTATTGACAGGATTTTCTCCACAAAATTTACACGGAATTTTTTCGGTCCAAAAATTTTCCCAGTTTTCACTCAATTCATAAACATTGACAAAAAAGAATTCTCCTTTCGAAGTTCTTTGAGGTATCTTTTCTGAAAAATATTCTGGATAATCTTCTTTGATTTTTGTCAAAACGTCCTTCTTAGTTTCTAAATCAAAGTAGAGCCTTCGTTCTACTTGCTGAGAGTAGTAACTATCTTTGTTTTCTTTTCTGTGATTGATTCTCACAAACCAATTTGCCATCTACTCCTCCACACTTGAAAATTTTGTGTATTCCTTGTGAAAATACAACTTCACTGTCCCTAGACTTCCATGCCGATTCTTTTCCATGATCAACTCAGTCACGTTGTTCGCTTCTTGACTATCTGCCTGTTCCTTCTGGTAGTAAGCATCACGATACAAGAATGCTACAATATCAGCATCTTGCTCGATCGAGCCTGACTCTCTCAAATCTGCTAGCATCGGACGCTTATCCTGTCTCTGCTCAACTGTACGGCTTAACTGCGATAGGGCTATGACAGGTACTTTCAAATCCTTAGCTAGTATCTTCAATTCCCTTGAAATTTCTGAAACAATCTGCTGACGATTCTCCCCCTTGGACCCAGTAATCAACTGTAAGTAGTCTATGACGATAGTGCCTAGGCCACCCATTTCTTGAGACAATTTCCTAGCTTTTGACCGTATATCTGAAATCCGAATACCAGCCGTATCATCTACGAAAATAGGCGCATCATAGAGATTATTTTGTGCTTGTACAAGTCTTCTCCATTCATCAGGGCTCAAGTTCCCAGTCTTTAGATGATAAGCTGGAACCATGCCCTCTGATGCCACCATACGCTCGATCAGTTCTTCTGCTCCCATTTCAAGTGAGAAGATGACGGCAGGTTTTCTTTCCATCGTAGCCACATGCTTAGCGATATTAAGAGCCAATGCCGTCTTACCCATAGCTGGACGAGCGGCAAGGATGATAAGATTCCCTTCATGAAGGCCTGTTGTTATCTTATCTAATCCGATAAAGCCAGTAGAGAGACCAGTCACGAATCCATCTGTCTGCGAGCGAGTCTCGACTATCTGCATATGTGTATCTAGGATATCAGCCACATTACGAAATCCTGTGCCTGTATTTTGATTGCTGATGTCAAGCATAGACTTTTCAGTCTTTGCTATGATGTCACCAATCGATACATCACCTTGATAAGCGCTAGAGAGCGAATCAGACAGGTCAGCGATTACTTTTCGGAGCGTTGACTTGTCTTTTACAAGCTTTGCATAGTGCTCCACGTTTTTTGAAGTTGGTGTGGAATTTACCAACTCGACAACGTAGTTTATGCCCCCGATTTTTGAAATATCTCCCTGATTAGTTAGAGCAGACACCATAGTCGTAGCATCGATTGGCTCACTCTTTTCAAGTAATGACAACATGGTCTTAAATACAATTTTGTTTGCCGGCTTGTAAAAGTCATCTGGAACCAATTCATCTGCCAGCGAAATGATTGTGTCAGGTGCGATAAATACCGCTCCCAGAACAGATTGTTCAGCCACTAAATCATGAGGTGGTATTTTTAAATCATCCATGACTTCTCCTTGCTAATCCACAAATGTTTCTTTTCGTGTCACGGGATCAATATCCACACGTCGACCTGTTTTAAAGTCGATCAACCCTTTTTCAAATTGTGGCGCTTGAAATTGAATCTTCTTTTTTGCTCTCATGGCCATTTTTAGCTTGATATTCATCATCAGCGATTCAATCAATACTACTGATACTACTGTACCTACTGCGATAATTTGTAAATTGTTCATGTTTTTTATCCTCTTTTTGTGCTATAATATAGTCAAATAATTTTGCTAAGACCTTGTCCAGAAGCCTTTTAGTAAAGTTATTATATTTGATTAGAGAGCCATTCCTTGATGGCTCTTTTTGACCATTTCTTACCAGGTAATTCCTTTGGAAATCCCTTTAAGTAACGATAATTATCTGAAAATGTGGCATACTTAATCCCTAGAAAATCACAGGTAGTGTTCACATCCATCAACTCTGGATAGTGATCACTATCTTTTTCTATTTCGACTAGACTTGTGATTGTGTCCTTGATAATGGACTTAATCCATTCAGATAGTGAAAGTAGAACATTGTCCATCTTGTTCCTCCCAGTACTCTTTTAAATTTACTGACATTATAGCTGCAAGATTCTTCTGCTCTGTCAGTATTTGTCTTTTGTAAGGTGCTAAACCTGTCAGTCGTTCTTCTTCTGTCTTAGGAAGATAATACCCACTTGGCCGATTTTTCTTTGCAACAATAGGTTGTCTAAAGTTTACTCTTAAACTTTCAATAATTTCTTCAAGCATCCGCTTACTCAATCCTAGACTTTGTCGTATTTCACTAGCTTGAATTGGTAAGTCAAAGCTTGCACCGTTTTTGATAGCATTCAATACTTTGATTTCAATTGTTGTCATATCTCTGCATATCATGTTGTTTCCTCCAATAATTCGTCTGAGGTTACATTCAAATAATTTGCAACCTTTTTCAGAGAAGTAGCAGACGGAGTACTGTTATTCCACTTTCTAAGACTACCGTTACTGAAGCCTAAATCTCTTTCGATTCGATATATTGAAAGAGATTTAGTTTTAGCAACCTCCTTTATTTTGTCATAGAGCATATTTTCTCCTTTCTAATAGAAAATTATATAAGAAAATAACCTCATTCTAGTTGACAAATAATAGAAAATAATCTATTATAAGAGTATAGAAAAGAGCACTACTAAACTTTTCCATCATCTAGTTGTCTTGGCGGACTATTTATTAGAGATTAGGAAGGTGTTTTTGTAGCTTGTTATCAACTTACAAAATAAGTATAATAGAAAATTTTCCTTTTGTCAATAGATTGATTAGAAAATTTTACATTATTTTTGTAAGGTTTTTTGAGGAGGAAAAAAGATGAGTTTGCTTGATAGAATCAAGTCATTAGCTTCTACTCATCAATTGTCATTAGCTGAATTAGAACGGAAACTTGATTTCAGTAATGGTAGTCTCAGAAAGTGGGATTCTTCAACACCTAGCGGTGATAAAATCGAGAAAGTCGCTGATTACTTTAATGTAAGCACTGATTTTTTGCTTGGTCGTACTGAAAATCCTAGTATCGCTGATGATAATAGAGAGTACATATGGCAAGGGAAAACCCTAAATGTAGAAGAAATGGCATCTAATGTCATGATGTTTGGTGGTAGAGAGTTAACAGATGAAAAGAAAAAAATCATCCAGTCGATCATTGAAGGTTATTTGAAGGAGGCTGGTGATTAGAGGTATTTCTTAGTGACCGAAAAAGAAATTATAAGTCATTTTCAGATTCGTATTATGGATTTTGATGGCGATTTGATGCCTGATGAGCTTGGATTTTACGAAAAAGAAACCAATACAGCTTTCCTGTCGAGTAAACTCAGCAAAAAAGAGAGGGTTAAGGTCCTACTTCATGAACTAGGACACAAGGATCATACACGCTCAGAGTACCAAAACGCTCGCCTACGCTGTGAAAACGAAGCTGATAGGAATATGATCCATCATCTTGTAAAAGACGCGCTAGAAAGCTTAGACGACCCAACAGAGTTTGATTACCTCAAATTCATGTCTTACTACAATCTAAAAACCGTGACAAATGAAATCATGGTAAAAGAGGAATATCAGACGTTAGTTGGTTAAATATGTTTATAAACTGCTAAAGCAGAAAAAGAAAGGAACTACTTATGGCATTGTTTGGTAAAAAGCAAGATGAAAGTTTAGAGGTTGAACTCTTCACGGAGGAACCGAATGAGCGAGTTTTTGAGTTTAAGAAATCAAAAACTGTTGTAAGAATCGATGATTATTTTATCAGGATTGCAAGAAAGTCAAATGTTTCAAATGTTTTACTTCACGGATTGGATGGAGAAAAGTCAATTCTGTTATCAGAAATTACTGCTTATCAATTAAAAGAGCCAGGTGCAACTGTTGGTTACCTTCAGTTGGTCTATCCTGGATCATCCGATACAAAAGGTGGTGTTTTTGATGCAGTCAAAGATGAAAATACAGTGACTTTTCTCAAAGAAGACAAAGTAGCTATCTTAGAATTAAAACAAGCTATTGAAAAAGCTTTAAAAGATAAAGTCAAGAAATAACAAAAAAGCCCCACAATCGCCCTCGCCAAAGTTTGATTGTGAAGCTCACCCTTATAAAAAATCAGCCATTAAAAAGGCCTCTTTTCTATACCCTATTTTACACCATGAAAGGAGTGATGTCAATATTCTCAATGTTTAGACCTTGTCCAGAAGCTGATAAACAAGGAGAATACAATGAAATATAATAAAACAAAATACCCAAATATCTATTACTACGAGACCTCAAAAGGTAAGAGATATTATATCAGACGCTCTTTCTTTTTTCATGGTAAAAAGAAAGAGATTACTAAAAGCGGTCTCACAACCCTCCCACAAGCTCGTGCAGCCTTAACGGAGATTGAACAACAAATCCAAGATCAGGAATTAGGTATCAATACGAATCTAACTCTTGACCAGTATTGGGATATCTATTCCGAAAAGAGATTGTCAACAGGGCGCTGGAATGACACTTCTTACTACCTCAATGATAACCTCTATAAGAACCATATCAAATCAAAGTTTGGTTCTGTCCTGCTTAAAAACCTGGATAGAAATGAGTATGAACTCTTTATCGCTGAAAAGTTGCAAAACCATACTAGATACACTGTTCAAACCCTCAATTCCAGCTTCATGGCATTGCTGAATGATGCCGTCAAAAATGGAAATCTGCTCTCAAATCGCTTGAAAGGTGTTTTCATCGGCCAGAGTGATATCCCTGCTGCTAACAAGAAAGTGACTCTTAAAGAGTTCAAGACTTGGATAGCAAAGGCAGAAGAAATCATGTCAAAACAATTCTACGCTCTAACCTATCTGACCATTTTTGGATTAAGAAGAGGAGAAGTCTTTGGATTGCGCCCTATGGATGTCACTCAGAACGACAGCGGACGGGCTATACTACATCTTAGAGATAGTCGAAGCAATCAGACCTTGAAAGGAAAAGGAGGGCTTAAAACGAAGGATTCAGAGCGATATGTCTGCCTTGATGATATCGGAACAGACCTTATCTATTATCTGATAGCTGAAGCTTCTAAGATTAAGCGAAAGTTAGGAATTATCAAGGAACAGCACAAGGATTATATAACTATCAACGAAAAAGGTGGTCTCATCAATCCAAATCAGTTGAATAGAAACTTCAATCTAGTGAATGAAGCTACAGGATTGCATGTAACACCTCACATGATGCGCCACTTCTTCACGACTCAAAGCATTATTGCAGGAGTTCCACTTGAACAATTAAGCCAGGCGCTGGGGCATACAAAAGTCTATATGACTGATCGTTACAATCAAGTGGAGGACGAACTTGCTGAAGCGACAACAGACCTATTTCTTAGTCATATTCGCTAAAAAATCCCCGCCAAAATCTCAAAAAGTCCCCGCCAATTCCCCGACCAAAATCCGAAAAATACCGAAAAATATCGAAAAATGATTTTTAGAATAGTCCCAAAAAGCCTGAAATAGAGCCAAAAAACTCCACCTGATTGGGT